CACCCTAAAGAGCCGTGGCTAAGAAGCCACTTTGACTTTGCAGGGAAGATTGCTGGTAAGACTGTCCTAGTCGAGTGTAAGAACTACAACGCACAAGTGCGTAATAAGTTTGAGGGCACAAATATACCTGCTGCCGACATGGCACAGCTGGTGCATGAAGCCCTAGTCTACGGGACTGATACTATGTACCTGGCAGTCCTCTTTGGAGGACAGGAGTTCTATCTACAAGAGTTCCACATCACAGAAGAGATGAAGACAGAACTACTCTGGAAGATGGCTGAAGTCTGGGCACGTGTGAAAACAGGTGAACCACTCCCCCCAGAGTCTGTAGAACAATCCCGTCTACTCTTCCCCGTGTCCACAGAAGACCTTAAAACAGCGTCTAGGAGCGTAGAAGAGGCTTGTCAGGCACTATCTGCTATCAAAGCCAATATCAAGGCTCTAGAAGCCTCTGAAGAGGCTCTACAGACCCTGATAACGGGTTATATGGGTGAAGCTGGTGGACTGGCTACTATAGACGGGAAGACACTGGCTACTTGGAAGTCTGCTAAAGCATCCATCAAGTTTGATGCCAAGCTCTTTGAGAGTGCCATGCCTGACATTTATGAGCAGTTCAAGAGGCCAATACCAGGCTCTAGAAGGTTCCTACTGAAATGAATACTCAAGACTTAACCCTTTACATACTGGCAGTATCTTCTGTCATAGACACTTTTATAACCATTTGGGAGAAATTAACATGAAAGCATATCCTTTTTTACACAAGCACCCCACCACTGGCGAGACAACTCTTTCTCATGGTATGGACTTAAGAGATTACTTTGCTGGTCAAGCATTGTCATTATTTCAAAGAGATTGTTTTTTAGAAGATGATGAAATAAGCCAATACGCAACACTTGCCTACCAAATGGCAGATGCCATGATGAAAGCAAGGGAGCACAGAAATGAATAACTTAGTACCTATCAACGAAATACAGACAATGGCAGAGGTGGCTGCCAAGTCCAAGATGTTTGGCTTTAAGAACACAGAAGAAGCTATGGCGATTATGCTCTTGTGCCAAGCTGAGAACCTACACCCAGCTATAGCCATGCGTGACTACCATGTCATCCAAGGTAGACCAGCTCTTAAAGCAGATGCCATGTTGGCACGGTTTCAGCAAGTCGGGGGGAAAGTAGATTGGAAGGAGTACACAGATGAAACAGTCACGGGTCTATTCTCGCACCCACAAGGGGGTTCGCTTGAGGTTACGTGGACGCTTTCTAAAGCCAAGCTTATCGGCATTGCTAACAAAGACAACTGGAAGAACTATCCTCGTGCGATGCTTAGAGCGAGGTGTGTTTCGGAAGGTATTCGTTCAGTCTACCCTGGGTGTGTCGTTGGCGTATACACGCCTGAAGAGACTCAAGACTTCACACCCCCTGTTGTACGTACCGAGCCTAAAGCCGTACCAGAGGTGGAGGTGCTTAGACCTCTTGAAGATGTACAAGAAGCAGATGGGGCTTACAAGCTTATGCTCCCCAATTCAGAAGAGCCTTTTGCACGCTATCACACGCAAGAAGAATGGCTAGGGGGCTATGTCAACATGGTCGCACGTATCTATCATTCGGCTAAGTTCTCTACCGAACAAAAGGACGAGAAGATACAGGGACTAGCAAGTGCAAATGCTGACTACATGTCAACTCTATCTTCCTATGACAAAATCAAGATTAAGGCAGAGTTGGTCAACCAAGGGGTCAACCCATCCCCAAAGTCGGTGCAGTCCCTGACACCAGTAAAAGAGGAACACAACGAGCAAACATCTTAAAACACTTGGAGAGTGCTTCTATAACACCTATGGAAGCACTCAACCAATACGGGAGTTTTAGACTTGCAGCACATATCGAGGTTCTTAGAAGACAGGGACACCCCATCTTTACAACGATGGTTAACGAAAATGGCAAAGAGTTTGCCAGATACACACTCAGAAAGGATTTATATGGACAACAAATATGAAGACAAGCCAGGCTACGCTAACTTGTTCTACACCGCACCTGAAGAAAAGAAATACCCACAGTCTCCAGACTATGATGGTTCTATGATTCTCAAGATGGATTACAAAGCTGGGGAGAAAATCAAGCTCGATGTCTGGTACAAAGAGACACGCACTGGTAAACCTATGCTCTCTATCAAAGAGAACTCATGGCTCAAGGAAAAGGCTCTAGAGAAGGCTCAACCCACAGAGGTGACCCCTACCTACAAGCAAGCTCCTAAAACAGGCTACAGGAAGCGTGACGATGACGATATTCCCTTCTGATGGCAAGTAGTCTATCTCCCACACAAAGGACTCTGGCATACCTGAGAGACGAGGGTTACACCTGTGCGATAGTTGAGAGGTGGAATCCCTTTGCAAAGATACGTCAGGACTTGTTTGGGTTTATAGACATCTTAGCCATCAAGAAAGACGAGACTCTGGCAGTCCAGTGCACCTCTACGGGGGTGGCTGCCAGAATGAAGAAGATACAAGAGTCTGACTATTTACCAAAGGTGAGGGACGCAGGATGGAAGATTTTGATAATTGGGTGGAGCAAGAACTCCAAGGGAAGGTACGTGATGAGACGCTTAGACATTTCATGATGTCAGGAGCACAACTCTTAGCCAAAGCTTACAAACAAGGGTTTGAAGACGGCATGACCTTTATTGAAACTCCAAGTGGGGGTGGTGCTTCAGAGCAAGTCTGAGGTTAGGAACAGTGTCTGGCAGACACGCTGATACCCCTCAGTCTGCCTTTTTCTAACCAACAAGGATTAACATGCCAAAAAAGAAAGTAGTTAAAAAGCCACACATATTTATTGCCACACCCATGTATGGGGGCATGTGCACAGGCTTTTATACCCAGTCTATTATCTCCATGCCTAAGCTATTTGCTGACCAAGGCGTGGATATTAGCTTTAGCTTCATGTTCAATGAAAGCTTGATACAAAGGGCTAGAAATGCTCTTGCTCATGCTTTTATGAAGCAAGACCACATGACCCACATGATGTTCATAGATGCTGATATTAAGTTCAATCCCTATGACATTCTCCACATGTTGGCTGCGGACGTGGATGTCATCTGTGGCATCTATCCCAAGAAGGAAATCAACTGGGGTAGTGTCGAGAGAGCCATCAAAGATGAAGTGCCTACAGACCAATTAAAGAACTTTACAGGCTCTCTGGTAGTCAATCTGGTGGACTACTCTGGGGAAGTCACCGTACCCGTGGACAAGCCCGTAGAAATCTGGAATGGGGGCACAGGCTTTATGTTGATTAAAAAAGAAGTGTTCACCAAGATGAAGAAGAAGGTCAAGTCTTATATCAATGACGTACATGACCTCTCAGGTGTCTTGCAAGTAGACCGTATCCATGAATACTTCCCTGTGATGATAGAGCCTGGTACAGAGAGACTTCTCTCTGAAGACTATGCTTTCTGCCACATTGCTAGAAAACAAGGGATTAAGATTTACGCTGCACCTTGGGCAAGACTAGGACACTTGGGTAGCTACCTCTTTGAGGGTGGCTTGCTACCAGCTCCTTAACGCTTGGCAGTCTTGGCTGACCTCTTGAAAGCTTGTCTTGTGGGGTAACCCACTTGACCAGGCTTCTTGGCAGGTAATCCCGCTTTGCGTCTCTTGTTGATGTTGTAGTAAAGACCACGTTTTGCTTTTGGTGTTTTCATCTGCATCCCCATCTTTTTCTGGCAGCTAAACCTCTTTCACCCTTCCATGACTTACTTCTTGCACAAAATGATTTATGCCGTGGTCCTGATTTCTGTGGGGCTTTTAGGTTACTGCCTGTTGCTCGGTTGTATTTTGCTCGTCCTTTTGCTGTCAATCCTCCCCCTTTGGATACTGACTGCTTTTCTCCTCGTCCTACTGACAGGTTGGGTTTATCAGACATAAGCTCTAGTCCCTTCTTTATCTATGATTAAGGCTTGTCTACGGGGTTTGTCATCAGGGTGAGAAGGCACAGAGATGTGCGTCCACCTGTCAAACTCTCGTATCACTTGGTCAAACTGTAGGTCACTGGCAATCACTGCTTTGACTACATCATCAGGGCTAAGCCCCAACACCCGCAAATCAGCAGCACAGCCACTACGATGCTGAGAAGTGTCCTTACTTCCAACTGCATCATTGACTTGCTTGCTTCTAAAAGCTGAGTTAACAATGACAGGCTTGCCACCCAGAAGCTCTTTAACTTGCTCCAGAAAGCTTGCCAGACGCTTGAGATTCTCTGTTTCAGACTCGTTAGGTTCATTGCTAAACTCCCTGTGGTCAGTATGCGTTAGTTCTTCTAACGTAAAGTTTGGTGATAGATTCATTTTGAAGGCGTGCTCTTGTGAAGTAAATCGTCTTTAGCCTGTGAACCAGCAGAAGACCCGAAATAGAACGCAATAATCCCTGTCCAAGCCGTACCTAGACTGCCCAACATCAACATCAAAGCATCACTGGTCTTGAATGTCTCTAGCATCATACCCACCAGAATACCAAAGAAACCCACTGTAACAAGAATAGCCAAGGCTGGGGGGATAAAACTTCTAGTCGTGGCTTGGAGTTCTCTGGCAGACTTTCTATCGTCTACAGCCAGTTTAGCAAAGTCTAGTCCTAGCTCTTGTGCACGAGCCTTGAGAGCCAATTCTGCTTGCTGAATAGAGGCAACTTGGTCAGCAGTGAGCTTGCCAGATGCAATGGTTTCCTCTACCTTACTAGGGTCTATACCTAGTGCAGAAGAGACGGCATTGACAGCAAGACCAGCTAGTGGACCGCCAAGGGCTGTGGCTATCGTAGGTGCAATTGACTTTAACCAATCCATTACTTATCTCCCAAATGATACTTAGACTTC